GTTCAGAGTTCATAGATACTCTTGAAACTGTAGAGGTGTTAGACGAAGAAAAAAAATAATACCGCGTAATTCAATAACTTATACCATAGCCAGTCTATCGGTAGAAACAGGAATTGCGCCTAAAGAATTTATTGATATGGATACGGACATGTATCTAGCCATTATACAAGTCCTAACAGATAGAGCTAAGGAGATTAAAAATGCCAGTAGAGGTCGTAGGCATTAAAGATGTCCTTAAAGGTTTAGAGTTTATTGATGAAGATATGCGTGTGCGTATTAGAACCGCTATTGATCCGTTGATGCGAGGCGTGGCCTTTAAGGCTAAGGGCTTTGTGGCAGGCAATACAAACGTATTATCTGGCTGGACCAAAGCAACTGGGGCTCCTGGTACATTTCCTAAATATGATGCAGGTGTAGTCAGGGCTGGCATTGGCTATAACCCAGGAGAAAATAAAACATTTAAAAATGGCTTTAAGGTAAGTAATTATGTTTATAACGCAAGCAGACCTGGCGCAATCTATGAGGTAGCAGGTCGGCTAAACCCACAAGGCCGAGCACCATTCCAGATGCTCCCATCCAAAGGTGCCAGTGGTACTTATACGCTTAAATCTAAAAAGAGCAAAGCATTTAGAGAATATAACTCAGCCAACCCATTTGCTAGCCAGCAATTTATAGCTGCATTAGAACCAGTAACTTCCCAACCAAAGATTAAAGATATTAGGAGCGGTGGGCGCAAGACTAAGGGTCGCTTAATTTATAAGGCCTGGGCACAAGATAGTCCTAAGGTTTATGAGGCAATCCTAAAGGCTATAAATGCCACAGCTATTGACTTCAATAAAAAAACAGAAATTAAGAGGGCAGCATAATGGCCAACGTAGTCGTCTCTGCTATTGCTACCTTTAATGGCAAGGCACTTAAAAAAGGCCAAAAGGATCTGTCAGCATTTGATAAGCAAGCCCAGCAGTTAGGTAAAACGTTTAGCAGAGTATTTGCTACTACTGCAATCGTAGCATTTGGCAAGAAAGCAATTAACGCATTTGCTGCAGATGAAGCTGCTGCTAAATCGCTGGCTATACAACTAGAAAATACTGGCAACGCTTTCAGAGTAAATGAAGTAGAGGCCTATATTGCCAAACTACAAGGATTGTATGGCGTATTAGACGATCAGTTAAGACCAGCATTTCAGACTTTATTAAATGCTACTGGCTCAGTTACTTTAAGTCAGAAGGCGTTAGAAACCGCATTAAACGTTAGCGCAGGTACAGGTAAAGATTTAGAAAGTGTGGTTGCTGCCATAGCCAAAGGGGCTACAGGAACTACTACAGCCTTATCAAGACTAGGAACAGGATTAGATAAAGCAACCATCGCAAGTGGCGACATGAATAAGATCATGAAGGCTTTGGATGAAAAGTTTGCTGGTCAAGCACAGGCTAGATTAAGCACATACGCTGGCAAGATGGACCTGCTAAAGGTTGCAGCAGCTAACGCAACTGAGATCATTGGTAAAGGCCTGATAGATGCCCTAACGGCCATAGGTGAGGATAATTCAATAGACCAGGCTGCTAACTCAATGAATGGGTTTGCTTACGCTATCGCAAACACAGCCAAAGGCATGGGCGATTTAATAACTCAAGTTAAACAGATAATTGATAGTGATGTTGGTAAGTTTTTATTAGGTCTTACAGCTCTATTAACTTTAGGCAAGAAGCAATTAATAGTAGGCACTCTAGGTCTTATTGCATACGACATAGGCAAGAACCAGAAACCTACCTCTAACTTCACTTATGGATCTGGCAATCCTAGAGCAGATTTAATACTGCAGAAGAAACTTACAACGGCTAAAAAAGATGAATATAACATCATAAGTGCATCTAATAAGCAAAGAACTGAAGTAGATAAACTTAAAGATAAGTTTGATCTAGAACGCATAGGTTTAGCAGCAGCCTTAAATTACAACATAAGCGAAGAGGACAAATTAAGAGTAAATGCTTTAACTGCAATAGCAAACAATAACGAGGCTTTAGCAACCAAATACAATAAAGAATTAGAGGCTGCAACGGCTGCCAAAGATTTATCTAATGCCCTAACTGATACTGCTAATGTTTTTTATAATAAGTTTATGCCCGCTTTATTTACAGCTGCAGGTGAAATGACCGCAAGAGCAGGTCGAGTATTAGCACCAATAGAGGGTGTAAGTACTTCTATACAAGGTGGATCATCAAATAGTACCAATATAGGAGTTAAAGTAGATGTGAGTGGCGCAACCAATGGAGGAGCAAGTAGTACAGATATAGAGCAAACTGTACAAGAGGCAATCTTATCTTTATACCGACAAGGTCGCAATCAAGTGCCTGCTGGAGCATTATAATGGCTATACCAACAATTAATGCAATAATTAACTTTAGCACTGGCCCTGCTTTTGCACAGGCAATGATATTAGATCAAGGTATATTGGGAACTAACGTACTAGCCGATGCTGCTGCTGTAATTGTAGATGTGTCTAATCAAGTAAATTTAATACAGACTAAACGTGGTCGCAATGCTTTAGCTGATGAATTTCAAACTGGCCAATTAACTTTAAGAATTGTTGATCAAAATGGCGACTTCAATCCAAATAACCCAGCCTCACCTTATTACCAGCTTTTAACTCCTATGAAGAAGGTGCAAATAACTGCAACCTACTCAGGAGTAACTTATCCAATTTTTTCAGGCTTCATTACATCTTATGTAAATACTCAACCTAAAGATGCAACAGAGGTTGCTTATACAACAATACAAGCTGTAGATGCTTACCGATTAGCCCAGAATGCTCAAATCTCTACTGTTACTGGTGCTACTGCAGGAGATTTATCTGGTACAAGAATTAATCAATTGTTAAATTCTATATCTTGGCCAGCCACAATGCGTGATATAGATGCAGGATTAACTACTATGCAGGCAGATCCTGGTACTAACAGAACTTCTTTATCAGCCTTGCAGGTTGTGGCCAATAGCGAATATGGAGCAATATATGTAGATGCTTCTGGATCATTTGTATTTCAAGATCGTTCTGTAACTGCAGGATCTATTGGTGGCACCCCTACGGTATTTACTGATAATGGAACAGGCATTCGTTACGCAAACGCTGTGTGGAAATTAGACGATACCCTTGTATTTAACAAATCCACAGTTACCAGATCTGGGGGCACTGCTCAAGTAGCCACAAATCAGGATTCAATTGATAAATACTTCCTACATTCATATTTTTTAGATGGTCTATTAATGCAGACCGATACAGTAGCTCTCGATTACGCCAGGGCCTACACCGCTTCACGTGCTGAAACTTCAGTGAGATGCGATTACATAGAACTTGATCTTTATACCGCTAATTACAATTCAGGCATTATTGCTGCCCTAGATTTAGATTTCTTTGATCCAATTACGGTCATAACTACTCAACCAGGTGGATCTACCCTGGAAAAGACCCTTCAAATATTCGGAGTATCTTTCAACATTACCCCGAACAGCTGGAAAACTATATTTACAACTTTAGAGCCAGTGCTTGATGCGCTGATTTTGAATAACAATGTTTATGGCACTTTAGACTATAATGTGCTCAGTTACTAAGGAGAAATAATGGCAGCAGGACAAGGGTTTAAGGAGTTCAGTACTGGCGAGGTATTAACAGCCAACAATGTCAATGGCTATTTAATGCAAGGAGTTTTAGTCTTTGCTAACGCAGCGGCTAGAACTTCAGCAATCACTTCACCACAACAAGGTCAAGTATCATTCCTAAAAGATAGTAATATTACACAGTATTACTCAGGAACAGCTTGGGTTACTATTGGTGGTGGTTCATCACCATTAACTACTAAAGGCGATCTTTATACATATTCAACAACGGATGCTCGCCTTCCAGTAGGCACAAACGGGTACACACTCGTAGCGGATTCCACCCAATCTACTGGTCTTAAATGGGCAGCACCAAGCAGTGCTTGGGCTTTAGTAAATAAAACAACATTTTCAAATGTTGCTTCACAAGCATTTGATGGAGTATTTACATCAACATATAAAACTTATTATGTAGTGTTTGAAGGCGTTTATGCGGCAACGGATTCAGATTCCTTTTATATGCAATTAAGATATTCAGGAAACACACAATCAGCTAATTATTATACAACTTCCGCTGGAGTTCCTGCTAATTCTGCTACTTGGACTAATTACGGTAACTCTAATGGTAATCAAATGATTTTAAATCAATATATTGGCTCAAGTACAGGTGGCACTTTTGGTACTATACAAATGTGGCAAGTTGGTCAAGGCAGTAATTATGCTTTTGCTTCAGGTGATTTATTTGGAACTGCAGTTGGAACAAGAACAGTTTTTGGCGCAAGTGCAGTAACTCAAAGAGCATACGATGGTTTTATATTAAAATCATCATCCACAAATATATCAGGAACAGCAATCGTCTATGGATTGGTAACAGCATAATGACAAATCAAATAGGAATATACGACCACAATACTGGCGAAAATATAGTCAGAGATATGACTAAACAAGAACAGGCTGAAAGAGATGCTGAGGTTGCTGTTGAGTTAGCAATCCAAGTACAGGAACAAGCCGAAGCCCAAGCAAAGGCTCAGGCTAAGGCTGAGTTGCTTGAGCGTTTAGGTATAACCGAGGATGAAGCAAAACTTCTATTAAGTTAATGAAACCCTGGTTAAGTGAAGCTGCCGATACTTTAAGAAATGCCGTTACTACCTGGTATCCAGATCGCCGCACTTCCAGTGATGGGTGGCTTGGCGATGCTCGTCACGCTGCCAGAAAATCGGATCATAATCCAGACAGCAGTGGATGTGTCAGAGCCATTGATATTGATTTTAGGTTGGATTCATCCGAAGGGCTCTCAGTATATTTGGCTGACCAGATCAGAATCTGTGCGAAAACCGATAAGCGTATATCGTACGTAATCCATAACGGAATGATTGCAAGCAAGATCCTTAATTTTAAGTGGCGTAAGTATT